CCTTCACCTACAAGACCCGCTGCAGCGCCAGCAACACCCGCTGCAGCGCCAGCAAGACCTGTAGCACAAGCACCTGCAAGACCTGCTGCTGCCCCCACAGGAGGAGTAGCAAAACCAACTACTACCGCTACAACTGCCCCAGCAGCGACTCCAGCAGCACCTGCAAGAACCTTTAATCCTCTGATGCAGAGAACCTTTGGTTATCAGACTGGTTATGCTCCAAGTCAAGTTAAGCAAGATCCTAAAAAAATGGCACAAATGGGATCATTGAGAAGTATTAGTTCTTCATTTGATCCATTTGACGTTGTTCAAGGATATCTGATTGATGAAGGTTATGCCGAAACCGAAGAAGCAGCAGCAGTTATCATGGCAAACATGAGTGAAGAGTGGAGAGAGAGTATTCTTGATGAGGCATCAGTTTATGGTGCAAGAAAAGGCACAATTCGTTCTGTAATTGCGAAGGGAGGAGGGCCGGGAAGTATTAAGTATGTTGCAAGTGGTGGTGATATAATCGCTGGTGATAGGGCAGCACAAGAAAGATCCGATGCAGCAGAGGGAAAAAGAGCAGGAAAAAATAGAGCAAATGCTGCCAGGGCAGAGCAGGCAAGAAAAAAATCCATTGAAAGATTGAATTCTAAACCTGGAGAAGATGAAGGAGATTATGATTCAGGTTATCATGGTGATGACGATACTTCAGACGGAAAGCGTCATTATAGTTTAAGTCACAGCAATCGTGCTGCTCGCAGACGCAGAGCAAGTGGTAGATAAAAACCACTTTCCAAACCGATACAAAAGAGGGTCTTCACAGACCCTCTTTTTTTATAAATAACTAAAAAAGTAAGAAAGAAAGATGAAGTCTTTTAGTCAATTTTTGCAAGAATCTTATTTGAGTGAAGAAGAAGCAGTACAAGGATCATTATTTACACGTAGTGGAAAACCGCAAAATTTTAGAAAAGGAACACCATTTGTTGCAACTGATCCTATTAAGCAAGGACAAAGAAGTCCTTTACCTGATGCTCCAGAAAAAATAAAACAGTCTCCAGGTCAAATGCAAATTCCAGGAACTAATGTTGGTAGACCTGGTGATGTATCTAGAAATGAAGCAGAAATTGAAGCAAGAAAAGCGTCAGAAAGAGCATCTAATTCAAAACCATCAACTACACCAACTGGCGGATCTGGGGGAACTGGAGGAAAACCACCTGCAGGACCAAAAATTAAAGTTCCTGAAGGACTTAAACGAGCTGGAAGAATCGGTGCAAAAGTTCTTGGACCTGCTGCTGCTGCACTTGATGTTGCTGATGAAAGAGCGAAAGGTTCTGGATGGTTAAGATCGGGACTTAAAGCTGCTGTAGTTGGTGGTGCTGGTGCTTTAGGTGCCGCAGCAGGCGCTCCACTTACTCCTGTAGGATCTCTTGCAGCAGGAACTGGTGCTGCAATGGCAGCATCTAAGGCATTTGATGTTGCTGCTGGTGCTAATGCGGTTGAAAGAAAGGCAATGGCAACAGCAAATCGCCAAAAACAAGCAGGAACTGCTATTAAAGGTATTGGTGGTCAAACAACATTTAGTCAGAAAAAACCAGGTGGACCCGCATTTATGTCAACTGGTTCTGGATCACAAAGAAAAACTGTTCAACTTGCTAAGACTGGTGTAGTTCAAAGAGGTGCTCAATCAACAGCAGGACACCTTGCATTCAAAGGTGGTAAAGCAGTTTATAAAGCAGGTCCAAGTGCCCAATCACTTGCAAAAACTTCTTCTAATCCATTAGAAAGAGTTGGAAGAACTTTATTTGCTGGTGCATATAAGAAGCATGATGCTGCAAAAGCACAACAAGCGTTGGCAAAAGCACGACAGTCTGATGCTGCTCGCCAAAAGGCATTAGGAGTAAAGGCACTTCCTGGCAAGTGATTTTTATAAATACCTGTATAAAAAGGTATTTAATTTATAACCATGTCTAGGATTTCGCAAGACTTTATTAATGATCTTGGTTTTTTATATGAGCACATTCATGTAAAAGACCAAGATTTTTTAAATGAAGAGTCTGAATATTATGATGAAGAAGTATCTGAGTTAGTGGAAGATATTCTTTCTACTATCTCTGTGTCGATGGTTTATGAAGGATATAGTGCTGAAGCAATTATAGGTTTCTTATCAAATTCTTCAGAAGAAACTATTATTGAAAAGTATTTAAGTTTTGATGAAAATATTCTTACAGAAAATGCAATTTCTGAGGAGTATATTGTAGAGCAGTTAGAACTTTTTGACGCTGCTATTATTGAAGGTTGGAGAGAAAAAGTTTTAGGAGGAGCTGCAAAACTTCTTTCAAGAATAACATCAAAACCTGCAAGGGTAAAAGTTGCAAATATAATTCAAAATTCTAAAAGACCCGAAGTAGCAAGGAGAAGAATACAAAATCTTGCTCAAGGGGAAGCAAGAAAGGGAAATGTTGGTGGATATACAAAGACAAGTTCACCAGTTGATGGTGGGAAACCAATGACTGGTAAACAGTCTGCAGAATTACTCTCAAAGGCAAAATTAAGTCAAGCAACTCAAAAAGTAAAGGATATTGCTAAAGGTGCAAAAGCAGCATTAACTGGACCAACTGCAAAGAAAGTGGCATTAGGTGCTGCTGGATTAGGTGCTGCTGGTCTTGCTGGAGGTATTGGTGGATACGTCGGCGCTAAAATGGCTGGCGGTGGTAAAGAAGGAACTCAAGGTGTAGGTAAACCGACACCATCTGGAACACCATCTGGAACAAAAGGTGATGACTTCTTAAAAGGAAGTGCTCTTGCAAAACTTGGTGGAAGAGAGGGAAGAATTAAAGGTGATGAATTTAGAAGTATGGAATGGTCGCCAGAGTCTAGAGCAAGATATGATGCGGCAACAAAAGGGGCAGCAAAACCAACACCATCTGCTCCACCTGCACCTGCAGCACCTTCATCTTCTGGTAGTGGATCATCTTCTTCAGCAAAACCAGCAGCAAAACCAGCAGCTCCTAAAAAACCAGAAGGTGGAACTGCTATGCAACAATGGGCAAAAGCAAATCCAGAACTTGCTGCTAAGGTAAAGCAAGGACAATCTGGTTATGAAGAAATCTCTGCAATGAGAGACAAACCAGGTCCTAGTGAAAAGAAAGATCAAACACCAACTGTTGGGAAACCAGAAGCGCAAATTGATAAATCATCAGTCGAAGCAGATATTAAGAAGGAACAGGAAAGATTGAAGAAAAAGGCAGAGCAATCTGCTATAACTGCTAAAGAATCGTATGATGCTTATGATGTTATTCTTGAATATTTAATTGGTACTGAGCAAGTTGATACTCTTGAAGAGGCACATTATGTAATGATGGAAATGGATGTTGAAACAGTTGGAGATATTATTGAACAATATGAGGACTATCTTCTTTTAGAAGAAATTGAAGAGTGGGTAAATGATCTTGTAGAAGAAGGTTACGATCTTTCACAGTATACTTGGGATGATATTGTTGAGTATTATGTAACTGAAGCAAGAATTGATGCTGGTAAAACAGATAAAGAAAAAAGAGAAGCAAGAGCAGATAGAAATGATACTAGTGGATTAGACTTTTTTCATACAATTAGTCGTGGAAAGAAAAAAGTAAAAGGTAGAAAAACCAGTTATGATAGTCAAGGTAATATGGTGAGAAAGTATAAAACTATGCAAAATGATAAAAAGCAAGCACAAAGAGAAAGGGATGCTGATGAACAAAGAAGCAGAGACAGAGGTGGGATGAGTAGAGGAACTTGGGATAAGGATTGATTCAATTATAACATATTCCAAGGGGGCTTGACAAGTCCTCTTTTTTTGTCTAGACTACCTTTGTCCCGGTTGAAGATGAGCTCTTAGCTATACTTAGAAGACTTTAGAACCACTCCATAAATTCTTTCAGATTCACTCATATAAAAAGTACCACCTATATTTGTATTATAATATTCTTCACTCATTAATACATTACGATTAAATTGTTCATAAGTTTCATAATAACTCATAGATTTCTTATGAGGACATAGGTAAAGGATTTCTCTAAGGAAATGTTCTTTACCTATTTTTTTTACGTCTTCATTAAGTTCATCACAAGAACCAAAGTAATTTTTCCAATCAGATTCTTCAGTCTTTCTTCTTCCAGTCTTTCTATTCTTTTGTCTTGTCCAGAAATGTTTTTTACCAATATATTTTTTATTATTAGTAAGATTTGTAATCATATAAACAAAACCTTCCATTCCTTTGGGAACTTCGGTAAAGATTTCTCCGTTATATTGCCAACTCATAAACGTATCTTATAGATCTGATATTTAGTCTTGCACCAAGAACCTAGAGGTGCTACACTAGAGATCCAAGAAATCCCATAGACCATGACTACTCTTGAAAACACCCTCCGTCAAACTCATGATTGGGCAATTGATCAGATTCATTTTTTATGCGAATTGAAGCAAATCGAAGATGCTCATGCAATTCAATGCGAATTTAGTGAATGGTTAGATCCTACTATTGAACACCATGATGTATTATCTTTGGAGTTTATTGGAGATTAATTTTATATTGGAGCAATAGGCCAATCTGGATGATCTGCGTTTAAAACCATTGATTTTGCATCAGTAATACTTTCTGGAAGATCTCTAAGTTGTTGACGATATGTTTGCCATTCAAGTTTTTTTTCATTTGATAATGGAGAATCTATAAATTGTGTCCAATCACAATTAAAAAGTTTTATAGTTCTTAAATTTCTTAATTCTTGTAAGTAATCTCTAGAAAGTTCTCTTTCTCTTTCTTTTCTTTCAGTTTCTTCTTTTATTCTTTTAGTTTCATTTTCGTGATCAATAATTGCTTGTTCATAAACACCTAAAGATGTAATTTTTGCATTAGGTCTTTTATCCTTATATTCTATTTCTCCATGATCATCGTACCACTGAACTGCGTGTACATCTGATGGAATCCAAGATAAGTCTTGTTGAATATCCAAAATACCTATTCCATCTATGCTGATGAATTTATCAACTGGAATGATGGTTATTCTCATGATTCTTTACCTTCTTCAATATAGTTAATTGGAGTATTTGTTTGATTTACTTGTACTGGAATTATTTGTTGGTTTATATATTTTGAATATAAATTTTGATTTTCTATATTTGCTCTTACCACTTCATTTCTAAAACTTTCTACGGCTGCTCCAGTTTGATTTGATTTTTGTGCTATTTCTACTGCCATAAAGGGCATCCAAGCAACTGCACATCCCCATTCATCTACAGGTTCGCCAGTGTTTGGATTTGTTCCTCTCATTTGTGTATACCAAGCGCATTTCAATTCTACACAATCTTTTTTAATAAGTGGACAAAAATTTCCTGGTTTGATTTTAGCCATAATAATAAAATAATAATACTCAGTATTTAGAACGAATTTAATCCTTAGCCGCAATAATTAAATCTACATATTGAACATCAAAATCCATTGTTCCACTAATTGTTCCAGTACTTTGAGTCCAAGTTGGATTTGTAAATCCGTGACTGTGAGATCCACCTTGGCCTCTGGTTCCCGTTAATGTAGGTTCTCCTGAAGCAGTAACGAATACTCGATTTTGAAATCCTACTGGTGTTGGTGCTATTGCAAGTCCATATCCAGCTGCTTCATTATTTGATGTGTACATTGCTATTCCATGATTATGTGACGTAAGATCTTGATTTAGTAATGTATAACCACTAACTGATCCATCACTGTTACTACCAGTAACAGTTGCACTACCTGTAACAGATCTACTTGCAAAAACAGTGGTAAATGATGAAGTTCCACCTGAACTTGCACTACCACTTACAACTCTAAGTGTTTTATTATTGTGTGTTGTTTGTTTAGTCCATCCTGTGGGTGCTGATGTTTGTTGAAATAACATTAGAGTCCCTGAAGGGAACGGGGATGATGATGCACCTACAAGTCCCTGAAGACCTTGAAGACCTTGAGTTCCTTGAGTGCTTTGATTACCTTGAAGTCCTTGAGTACCTTGATCACCTTGAGTTCCTTGGAGACCTTGTGTTCCCTGATGTCCTTGAGCACCTTGAGTACCTTGATCACCAATATTTCCTTGAAGTCCTTGGGAACCTTGAAGACCTTGATGGCCTTGAGCACCTTGTGTTCCTTGAGCACCTTGAGTACCTTGAAGTCCTTGAGAACCTTGAAGTCCTTGAGAACCTTGAAGACCTTGAAAGTTGCTTAAAGATCCTTGAACTCCTTGATCTGATAATCCTTGAGTACCTTGAGTACCTTGAGAACCTTGAAGTCCTTGGGAACCTTGGAGTCCTTGAGTGCCTTGAGCACCTTGTGTTCCCTGAGTACCTTGGAGTCCTTGATTTCCTTGAAGACCTTGTGTTCCTTGATCACCTTGAGTACCTTGGAGTCCTTGAGAACCTTGGAGACCTTGATGTCCTTGAGCACCTTGTGTTCCTTGATCACCTTGAGTGCCTTGAAGTCCTTGATGTCCCTGAGCACCTTGTGTTCCCTGAGCACCTTGTGTTCCTTGATTTTCTAAACCTTGAGAACCTTGAAGTCCTTGAAAAGATTCTGCAATTGGTCCAAATCCAACGTTAGTTAATTGACCACCTACGGTTGAAAATGATGAATCTAAGTATAATGGGAGTCCAATTGGTCTTGGTACTTCTCTTTGTAAAATTCCATTTTTATAATAACTAATTGTGTAACCATTATAAACAATCGATACTTCTGTACTTGTAGTATAGTCTAAATATTTACCCGCAAAACCTTCAACAGTTCCGTTTTCGTAAATACTTAACTGATTAGCACTATCAAAATACCAAGAGAAATTTATATTTTCGTAACCATTAACAGGTGATCCTCCCAATGGATTTGTACTTAATCCAACTACTATATTGGCATCAATTTGTGAGGCTGAACATGTGAAGAAAACTCCTCTAGAATATCCTTCATATGAAGAAACTTGAGAATCAAAAGTATTAGTACCAGATATTTTTTTAAAAGTATTTCCATTTATGTACTGAATATTTGATGTAACAGCAGGTGTCCATTGTGATGTTCCATGAGGTCCTTGGAGTCCTTGAGTTCCTTGATTACCTTGAAGTCCTTGAGTACCTTGTCTTCCTTGAGTTCCTTGAGCACCTTGTGTTCCTTGAGTTCCTTGAGCACCTTGTCTTCCTTGAGTTCCTTGAGCACCTTGTCTTCCTTGAGTTCCTTGAGCACCTTGTGTTCCTTGAATTCCCTGGCGACCTTGAGTACCTTGAAAGTTACTTAAAGAACCTTGAAGTCCTTGACGACCTTGGGGACCTTGAGTACCTTGAAAGGAACCTCCCAATAATTGAGATAATTTTGCCATTATATTGAATACTACTTTTATTTTATTTATTTTAATTTTTAAGTCTTGACAAAACCTAAATACCTCCTATATTATGGAAGATCCCTTTACAGGGATTACATCATGAGATTTTGATGTGACATTTAGAGCCGTGGGTACTGCCCCTGAGAAGGGGAACCTCTCCTTTACCTATACGGATGTAGAATTCAATTAAAATTAATGCAACAATTCTTTACTGTAGCCCTGCCCCTTCTGGCAACGGTTACAACCAGCACGGCAACACTGCCATTCTCTAGTTATAAACTGCAAGGTCCACCTCCTCCAGTAGAAGAGAAACCTTACTCCATTATTAAAGAGTTTGAACCAGAGACGACAGCAATCCGCGAGGTTGCAATTCCAAAGCCAAAAGAGAAAAGGCTAATTTGTAAAGGGTGTTCAGAACATGAACAACTTGCTCTGGATTTTTTCCAAGATCAAGGAATTAAAGACAGAAACGCCCTTGCTACCATCATGGGTAATATTAAGCAAGAATCTATGTTTGTGCCTAATATTTGTGAAGGTGGTAGCAGGACCAGTT